TCTAACAGTATCTCCGGTGTCCAGCAACAGCTTTTCGCCGCCGGCATACAGTTGATATGTGTCTAGAGCTGTGAGCTCAAGACTGGCCAAGATGATGTTGGCGTTGGCAGCACTACTGCCACTGGGTACCACATACACGTTTGCTGTAACGTTACCTGCTGAGTAGTTACACAGGCTCATAAAAGTGATGGCAGTGGAACCCGAACTCACATAAACGTTTGATACTGCGGTGGTTACGTTACCTACGGAAATTGACATTTGTATTCCTTAAAATATGATAGCAAAGACAATGGCCTTGCTCTTGCTGACTAATTCGTCTTCAACTGACGGGCTCTTGACATAAAGTCCAGTTCCGCCTGATCCTTCAGCGTTGTGAAACACAGCTACTGAGTTGGCCACTGCGGCTGGAGCTGTTGCTATGTTACCAAACACTTGATGACCTTGTAAGGTAACCTTGGCATTGGCTGGGTCAAACAAGTAGTTGACATTGCCGCCAAATGCACCTGCTGAGTTAAACTGTATGGCAGTGTTGACACCGCCGGGAGTGGTTGAGGTATTACCAGAGGCTATGTCAACAAATGTTGAGTTGTCAGAACTGATCTGCCAAGTACCGCTGTTGGTATTCCAGCGTAGGCTGGCATAAGTGTTTGGGGCCGATGCTTTTTGTGCCAAAATACCCACATTTGAATATGCACCAGAGTTGTTGGCTGCCAACGTGATAAACGGATCTGTAACCTCCAGTTCAGTGGTATCAATGTAAGTGATGTTACCTTGCACGTCCAGGTTACCGAACACCTTGACAGTGTGGGTGGTAATTTCAACGTTGTCGATGCTGTTGACAGTGTCGATATAGTAGGTGCCATCTACTCGTTTATGGGTAGCCATGTCTATAGATCCTTTGATGTATTTATTCGCAAAGCAAACTCATCAATCGGCATATTTTTGAGATTTGTCAAGGGATGGAAATCAGGTATATCTGCTGTGGTTGCACCACACACACGCACAAACTCTATAGAGGGAAAGTCACGAATTACAGTGCTCAACTGCTTGATCCAGTTGCCGGTGTAGGTGGGATTGGCATCTGCAGGCTTGTAAAATTCAGTTCCAGCATACACATTGTTGAACTTTCCCACCACAGTTGGTCCCATATCAAAGCCCAGGAGATAAATTCTGCGATTTAGATCTTCACAAGCAATGCTGGCAGCAATGGGACCTGAGCTGAATCCACGGTACTTTTGCGGAACCATTTGTGCACCAGTGTTTGGCAAGGGTCTGCGTGTGTAAAATCTGTTGCGAGCACTGTAGCCAGATTCCTGTATGGCAGTGCTGATGGGACGATCAGTTGATACCAAAACTGTGGGTGTGTGGGTACGGTACAGGCCATTACAGCCGTACACTGGACCCAACTTCAACAAGTGATCGACATCAATACTGTCGCGGCTGACACCGTTACCCAACACAAAAGCAGTCATAAAAAATCCTCCCAGTATGTAGCTGAGAGGATCTCGTGGTAATATAAAAATTACGACACGTAATTTTCTACAATTACCAGACTCAACAAGTTCTGCTGTGTAGCAGTGTTGTCTTGACCTGTAGTACCTGACTTGATTTCTGTGCCTTCGTCTGTGAAGAAGTTGGCTGCATAACGAATGTTCTGCTGCACAAGATCCTGTGCAAAGCCGCCGGCAGCAGCACCACCAACTTCACCACCGGTAAAGTCATATGCATACTTGTTGGTCAACTTGCTGATTAGGACTTCTGAGCTGTCAGCATCTAAAGCAAAGCTGATGTTCATGTTGCCTTCTGCAACAACTCCTTGAGCTTCGTTGGCCAACACACAAACGCCTTGTTCACCTGAACTGGCACCTTGAACCAAATACTTGCGAGTGCCTTTTTGACGCACAATCCAGCCATCTTCTTCGCTCTGGCCTGTAATGTGTACACGACATTTGACCACAGGATATGTGGCTGTGGCAACACCGCCGCCATTGCCTTCACCGCCAACAACACCAAGATATTGATTGGTGTTGAATGTGGCAGGGTATACAGGATTAGTCAGCTGATCCCAAGCATTGAAACCAATGTCTTTGGTTGTGGATTTTTTAATTTTTAGTGGACGACCCATTTTTTCTTTTCCTTTAAAAGTTAGGCGTTCTAGGCCTACGCGGTGGGATACCGCATAAAACGCAACCATTTGCGTTGTATGATTTATTTAGTTGCGATCTTGTTATTATATACCAGCAGTTTAAGCTGCTGTTTGCCACGACTTGGAATAGTTATAAATCCAAACTGGTCGTGTAATGGTATTGCTTTGAAATTCTCGGTTGCTGTTGGTGCTGGCTGCAGATTCAGTGGCTCTGCATTCAAACACATGATTACTAAATGTATTTTGAGCGCCACCTGCTACCCCTGATCCTTGAATCACATAAGTGGCCTGCGGGCTTGCATAGTTCAACAGACTGGGTGACATGGCACGATCACCTAAGTCTGTCGCTGTGGTGCCTGTGTAAGTGATGTTGAAGCTGTTGTAGCTGTTGGAGTTTTGCTGACGGACAACTGACCAAGCACCTGTGATCACAATCCTGCATAGTTCAGGTCCATAAGTTTGGCCAGTGGCAGGATCAGTATAGCTGGTCAATTCGTTTCCAATCACAGCAATGGCCCAGTCCTCAGCTCGTAGATGCAACGTACCACCCGATAGCGGATTGGGATGACCTAAACTGAGTCCAAATGTGGCACCGTCGTTGTAGCCCTGGCGACTAAAAGTCCATAGGCCTGCATCAACAACAGTTAAACCGTTTGATGCTGTGAGTTCTGCGGAACCAGAGTAAGGTGTGACAAATGTAGGCATGCTTTATTTATAGAGAACAAAAAGCCCCTTGCGGGGCTTTTCCTTACTGTTGACTTACAAACTTATTCAGCTTTTCAGCTTCTGCTATAATGTCAGTAGTGCCGGGAAAGTCTGGCATTGTAGGGAAAGATACAGAATCACGATTCTCTTCAGTGAGTTTAGAAAGAAATTCTTCTCTTAGAGAATCACGTTTTTGATATACTGGTTCGTACAGTGCATCTTTGGCCAGTTTTAACAGTTCGAGACGAATCTCGTAAGGTGTTTTGCTCATAGTTTTCTCCTTGTGTGAATGTGTGTGTTGAAACACGAGCATGAGTACTTATACAAAAGCCCCTGACGGGGCTTTTTTTTCTTACAGTGCAAAACGTCGAATATCTGCTCGAAGCTGTTCCACAGGATCAATCGACTCTGCTACACTTTCGTCGTAGCTGGGTTTACGGATCTGATCAGCTGGCACCATTTGTGTTCCAGGTTTTCCGTCAATCCGAATACCATATGCGTCACCGTCCTGTGCAACAACAGTGGCAAATCCCGTCAGGTACATGACACGATCGCCGGGCTTGAACGCAGGTGCTACATCTTCCGCAGTCAAACGATCAACTGCTTGATCAACACCAGCTTGACGTTTTGCAATTCGAGGATCTGTACGGGTGGGATTTGGCTGAATTTGGTCGCCATAAAATGCTTTGACAGCAAATTCTGCACCTTTGCCAAATTGATTACGGCCACTGACCTCGCCCTGTCTCTCGGCTGCATCAGCACTGGATTTTTTAATGTATGAACCCAGTGTCTTTGGCGATAGTTCGTCAACTTGTTGTTCTGCAACATCCGAACGCAACTCTGATGCTGGCCAGCTGATGTAAGACCGACCATCCGCATCGCCGGACTGGACCACGAACACTCCAGGCTCATCGTCGTAGCCTTCATCTTGGCCAATTTCCCAGCCAGCTGCGGCCAACAAACGTTCCACTTGAGGATCTTCATCGCCTGCAAACCATTGTGCGGCCAACTTGCGCAGGGTGTCTTCATCAAATCCATCGTCGCCGTCATCTCCGCCTGAATCGCTGGGAGCAAATTCTGTTAAACGGCCTTCTGAGATGGCTGCCTTCAACTCAGCCAAGGCTTCTTCAGCTGTATCGAATCCCACGGCATCGTAACTGCCGTCGTACAGTTTCACATAGTAAGCGCCATTGCCAGCACTGGCTTCTGCATCCGTACCAATCTCGCCAATAGGCTTGCCACCTCGCTTTACAACTCTTATTGTTGTATCGCCTCGATGACGCATGACATCTGGACGGCCACCTTCTGTCACATCTTGATTGTCTTTATCTTTTTGATTCTGTACATGCTGATTAAAAGCTTTTGTTATATTACGATCTGGCGCATATTGATTGAAAAAAGCTGCCAGCTTTTCGTAATCTAGTGGTTTATCTTTTTTCTGACGCTTTGGTGCTGCTTTGGGTTTAGACTCACCAGCTTCCGCCACACCTTGCTGACCTGATAATTCAGCAGCCTGCTTTAGTGCTTGCTGATATATCTGTTTTGCTTTGATTTCACCAAGAGATTTTAGTTTTGATTTTACTGCGGAACTAAGATCAGCAAATTTGGGATTTGCATTGTTGAGTGACTGATAGTTCATAATCTCTCCAACCACACGATCCATAAAAGTACCGCCGGTGTCTTTGTATGAATCTTCCGCCACATCCGACTCAGGTAATGCAGGAGCTACATGTTTACCCAATCGACTGCGAATGTGATCTTTCTTGTCCTGAGTGGGAATAAGTTGTTGCTTGGCACGTTTTCTATCACCTGGTTTGAAATCTTGGGGAGAATTGATTTGATATGGTCGGCCCTTTTGTAATCCAAAAGTTTCAATATCACTCTCTGGCGGGCTGGACCAAAAGCCAGGCTGACCAGAGGAAGCTTCTGCTACAGCAGCACGACTTTCTGTCAGCTCTTGACGAGTTGGGCCGGTTGAAGCAGTAGCAAATGAATCCATTAGACGACGTAAGTCGTCGGCGGTGTGGTCGGGTACTAGCACAGGTTTGATACTCATTGGGGGCTTCCTTGGTTTGGTTTGTTTATTTAGCGTGGTACGCTTTTAATGCTGCTGCGATCTTTGCTTTAGTCTCAGGACTACGCTTTGCCCCAGTTTGCGATTGCACTCTTTTTGCTAATGCTTCTGGATCCCACTTATAAGGCTTTGCTGCTTTAGTTGCACGTATCTTTGCTTTTTGTTCTTCGCTCATCGGTTTGCCTTTGTTATGTGCGACTTGTTTTCCTTTTTTAGCTTCGCTAATTTTACGTCTTGTTTCTTCTGATACAATTGCTCCAAATCGAGGATTATTTTGACCTTTGTGGGTGTCTGAATTTTTGCGTCGATGTTCGTCAGATTGTATTCTGCCTTTATTTTTTCCTATATTACTTTTTCTAATTTTTTCTTTTTGAGATTCGCTCTTTGGTTTACCTTTGTGATAGTCACTAATCTTTTTATTAGATTCTTCAGTCGGAATAATGTATCCTGCCACGTTCTGGTTTATCCAACGTTTGTCGTGTAATACTTTACAACGGCGTAATACTTTAGTTTCCCAAGCTACTGCTTGTTCTTTAGTCTCAAAAACTTTACGTACTTCTACATCAAAACTGTCTTTGCCAGTTTCCTCAATAAGTTTTTGAACATTAGGACTACTTGTAAAATATTGTTTCCATAAGTCTTCTTGCGGATCAACTTTGTTAGCAGATCTAAATCCGTAATATACTTTACCAGTAGGACGATGTTTGATTAGATAGGTGTATGGTTTCATATTGTTATTTAGTTTGTAATAGCGATCTCACTCAATTAGTATAACATTTTTAAGAAATTTAATCAACAAAAAACCCACCGAAGTGGGTTTCTTGCTTTTGCTTATAACTAATTTGTGGATTAGCTGAAGCTCAAATTACTTACGGCTATTTCCCCCACATAATCTCCGGCGTTACCGAAGCTTGATGCTGTGTTAGTGAGCTCGATATACCCATAGCGAGTCATAAAGCTAACTACTGGTTCAAATGTTGATGGATCTAGAACAACACCGCTGCTCATCAAAGGAATGTATGGGCAGTAGAACGCTGCTGCGTCTGCTTCCGACGAACCTTTGTAACCAACTAGAACAGGTGTGCTATCACTAGCGTAGCTGTCAACGAACACACGCATTGCACCGTTCAATGTACCAACAAACTTAGTGTTTGTAGGTGCTTCGAATGTACCTTCTGTGGTACGTGCAAATGCACTTGTTGTTGCTGACTGAAGAACAGTCAAGCTGGCTGGAGAAACAACAGCCCAGTTACCTGCACCACGACGTGTGCGTTGTGCAATCAGGTTAGCAACACGGTTGATCAGAACAGCTAAAGCAGCATGTTCGTCACCAACGAATGTGGCAGTACCACTAACAGTAGCTTGGTTGTATGTAAACTCAGTTGTTGCCAACGAACGCAGGCTCAACAGAATCTCTTGGTCAATTTCAGCTGTAATTTCTTGAGCCAAAGCTGCCATGATTTCGGCTTCTACGTCGATACCATGCATGGCTTGTGCGTCTTGAGCAGCTTCAAAAGTCCAACGAGCTTGTAGCTTACGTGTCTTAGCTTCAACAGCTTGCTTCAAGATCTGTACGCTGATCTGACGACCACCGTTGCCTTCAAGTGTTGCTGTCTGTGCACCGGCATAACCTTGTGCAGCAGTTTGTGTTGTTGCAGCGTTATCAGCACCACGGGCGCCTGCTGAGTAAGCAGTAGCGATCTTGAATGGTGACAGTGCTTCTTCACCAGCTACAACTGACGTTGCTGCTGCTGATTGGTCTGTCATTGTGCTGGCATAACGTACACGCAGAGTGTGGATCTGACCAACTGGGCCAGTCATTGGCTGAACACCAACCAACTCGTTAGCGATAACAGTTGGCATAACTCGACGGATAACAGGCAGAATCACACGGTTTAGTGTGGCGATGTTGCCAGATACAGTTGAGCCAGCACTTGCGTTTTCTTTCAAGTACTTGCGAGTGTTTTCTAAGATAACACTCATTGTGTTGCGACGGCTGCCTTTCAGACCTTCCATAAGGGCTTCTTTGGTTTCGTCCCAAC